GCGCCGCGCCCATCGGCGACACCGTGGAGGTCTGCTCGAAGTCCAGCCTGCGGACCGCCCCCGCCGGGGACAAGGTGCGCGTGTTCAGCAGCCAGGCCAACGTAAGCTTCCAGATCGACGGCACGGAGGACTAGGCCATGCTGCGCGCAACCCCCGACATGGCCCTGCCCAAGTGGGGCCGGTCCTATCCTGACCGGTCTACGGACGGGAAGTTCCGCTTCCGCTCGCTCCCGATCGCGGAGGCTGCGGCGGACGCGAACAGCTTCGTCTGCGAGTTCAATGGCGCGGCCGGGGCCAATGAGGTCGGCGTAGGAGGTGGGCTGTCCGGGGCGGACCTGGTGTTGACCCAATACGCCAACCCAGGCTCGAACGGCACCTACCGGACCATTGCGGGCACGACATTTCAATCTTTCTACGGTTCGATGGCGATGTACAACGCGTTTGTAACGTCACCGCTGGGGTGGGCGTGCGTCCTGCGGAACCGGAACGTCGGCAAGGCTGGCCGCCTCACGAACCTGATTGCCCAGGATGTCAATGGCAACACTGCGATGCAGGTGTTCGGATCTGCGATGAACAGCACCACCGGCAGCTTCAACAGCACGGATGGTGTCGGGGCTGGCATGTCCATCCCCCTCAACAACGCCAAATTCCCCATTGCCGGAAAGGACTACATGTTTGTCTTTTCCAATGATTACGTGGGAGGGGTCGGCTTTGTGGGCATCATGGTCGATAACGGGAAATTCCCCAGCAGTCTTTCAGACTTCCTGTTCTTTTCCATTGGGGAACTGGTCCCGTTTGGTGGCCCCAATCCCATCACACAATGGGTTACCGATGAGTACAAGTGCATCCTCGGCTCCTTTGCCTGGAACTACGGCTTGAACTACTCCGCAGCCCAGACGATCAAATCGCTGACGCTGTCCAAGAAGCCCTGCTTCGTGCTCGCCTAGGGAGGTTTCTCAATGAAGTACGCGCAATACACCTTGACCGACCTCGGCTACCGCGCCCCGGTGGCGGGCATCGACCCGCTGCCCGAGATATGGGGGCTGTCCAACAGAGATGAGGAGCAGTTTGAGCACAAGGGCTTTGCCGGATACCCGGCGACCCACGTCTGGATGACCGAGCACGGCGGGCGTGTGCTGGCCGCATTCGAGGCCGAGCCGGACGCTGGCGGCACCCCGGTGCCTGCCGAGGACGTGCCCGCCCTGCTCATGGCCGACTACGGCTGGCCCGAGGGCTCGCTCCTGGTGGATGGACTGCCGATGTGGCCGGAGCGGGGGCTGTAGATTTGAAGCAGCGGAGGGGCAAACTTGCAAAATTTCGCAAGTTGCCCCTCCGGCGTTTGAGATGGGAGAGGCAGGGGCGGTTGCAACGCCCCCACTGGCCCGGCGCTGTAACGCTGGACCACGGCCAAAGCCGCTCTCCGGCCCGTGCACGGGTTGCCGGAGAAATAGCAGGCAGAGGCGCAACCGTCAAAGGAACCATGGAAAAGGAGATCAGGTGCGGCAACTGTAACCGGCTTCTGGCCAGGGGCGAGGCCCTGGCGCTAACTATCAAATGCCCGCGCTGCGGGTGCATGAATCACGTGAGGGCCACGAGCCCCGACCAAGAGGGCCTTAGAGCTCCAGGCAAGGAGCCCTCGCATGGACCCAAAGCTCTTTGACAGTCGAATAGCGTTATTTCAAGGAGATTCACTCACGGTGCTCCGGGAGTTGCCGGATGGCCATGTAGACGCTGTGGTGACGGACCCGCCCTATTCTAGCGGCGGGCAGTCCACCACGGCCCGAAAGGCCGCCCCGGAGGACAAGTATCAACACTCAAGCGTTAAGCGCCGGTTCCCGGCCATGCTGGGCGATAACAAGGATCAGCGGTCCCACCTGGCCTGGGCAGCGCTCTGGCTCTCGGAGTGCTGGCGCATCGCCAAGGACGGCTCCCCACTGCTGGTCTTCTCCGACTGGCGGCAGATCCCGGTCATGACCGACGCGGTACAGGCTGCCGGGTGGACCTGGCGCGGGCTCGTCGTATGGGAGAAACCCTCTGCCCGGCCAATGCGGGGCCAGTTCCGCGCCCAGGCCGAGTATGTGCTGTTCGCGACCAAGGGGCGGCACGAGCGGGCAACAGACCGTTGCCTGCCGGGCGTGTTCCGGCACAGTGTGAACACGGCGCGAAAGGTCCACCTCACCAGCAAGCCCGAGGCCCTCATGCGCGAGTTGCTAGAGGTATCCAAGGCGGGGGGCACCGTGTTGGACCCCTTCATGGGAGGCGGGACGACCGGCCTGGCCTGCAAAGAGACGGGGAGGGGCTTCATCGGCATAGAGTTGTCGACTGAGTACTACGAGATCGCGACCGCCAGGCTCGTGGACGCCCTTAGCGAAAACTCGCGCACGCACGCGTAG